CTACGGAACAACGCTTCAGAAGTGCCAGAGGTATTACTGGCGGCAAACCAGAACTAATAATGGAAACACCATAAACGCTTATATAGGAATAGGACAAGGGGTAGGCACAACAGAAGTTGTATCATTCGTAAGACATCCTGTTCAAATGCGAGACTCACCCACATTTTCAGCATCAGGATCTAGCCACATAGCTGCTCATGGTTCTTCAAATCTTACTCAAACAGGATATTTAGGCGGTAATTTGGGTATTGATACTGTAGCTATATCAGCCACCGGGTCTGGAGGCGTTAATGGTGGATGTTATAGAGTTTTTATATTTGGAGATGGTAATTATTTTCAACTTGATGCGGAGCTATGACGATGAACGAAATGCAAATTACTTCCGCTCAATATGTTTTGTCTAGCTTGACTGGTCAAAATGACCACATCCAAGCCACAATAGACGGCGTCGAAATGAGCGTACCACTCGCAGAAGGCAACCGCCACTACGCAGAGATCATGCGCCAGGTCGAAGCTGGCGAGCTTACAATACAACCCGCATCGACTGAGGCTCCATAATCTGATACAGTCTAGTTCATGGAGGGTCGTGCCATGCCACCTGGTGTAATTATGTTCACTACTGCAGAAGTAATTATTACGGCGCTCGTAACTGTCGCCATCATTCTATTGCTACGTCGATGACTGAAGAGAGCAGGGTTATCTTTGACTGGACTAGTGTGGGCGTGACCGTCGCTGCCCTGGCGGAATGGTTGCCGGCAGTGTCGGCTGCCTTATCGGTGATATGGCTAACATTGCGTATCATACAGACAGTACAAGAACTGAGACGTAAATGAATGCAAAGCAAAAGGATGAGCTTTGTTGAAGCTAAAACTAACGCTGTTGGCGGCTTGTTAGTTTCCTGGTTGTTCACTTATTTATGCCTACCAATGTTTGGACTAAACCCCTCACCAGTGGAAGCAGCTTGGATCACCGGCTGCTATTTCTTTCTATCGTTTGCTAGATCCTATATCTTGCGCAGACTATTTGCGGTGATGGAGTAAGCAAAATGTTGCAAGCATTAATAGGTCCGGTGGCTGGGCTGCTTGATAAGTTTATAGAGGACAAGGATCAGAAGAACCGGTTGGCGCATGAGATAGCCACGATGTCCGAGAAGCACATGGCGGAAGCTATGGCTTTGAATGCTCAAGCTAATGTTGAAAGTGCAAAGAGTAGTTCGCTATTCGTGGCTGGAGCTAGGCCAGCAATCATGTGGGTATGCTGCCTTGGATTGCTGACAGAATATTTTATCATGCCTCTGGCTAGATGGGGCACAGCTTTGTGGGCTCCTGATATTGTACTTCCCGAACTAAGTACCGAAGGACTAATGACCTTAACGCTTTCATTACTCGGGCTTGGTGGTTTGCGTAGCTTTGAAAAAGCAAAAGGTGTAGCTAGAGAGAACATGAAGTAATGGCACGCGCAACTGTAAAACAGCAAGTCTATCGCCCTTTGCCTGTGCAGAAGCGCACGTCTATAGGGCATTCTTGTAGGAGCCGGCCTACAAATAAACGCAAGAGCTGGAAGCGGTATCGAGGCCAAGGCAAATGATGCGGAAGCTGCTGACACTTTTAAAGGAAGACGAGGGTTACGTGAAAGCGGTGTACCTCGACAGCCTTAAAAAACCGACGCTTGGCGTGGGTCATTTGATCCAGCCGGAAGATCCAGAGTATGGGTGGCCGGTCGGTGCGCCGGTCAGTGAAGAAAGGGTTAAAGAGTTATTTGAAAAAGATGTTCAGGTGGCCATCAGTGACGCCAGGTGGATGCATCCCGACCTCGAGGATCTGCCAGAGGACGCGGCTGTTACCATTGTGAGCCTTGCCTTTCAGCTAGGGCGCACCCGCTATCAAAAGTTTGTTAAGCACCACGCTGCCATCCAGGCTCGAGATTGGAACGAAGCGGCAGCGCAGCTGCGTCAAAGCAGACTGTATGGTCAGACACCGGCACGCACCGAGCGGCACGCTCGCAGGCTCGAGGCACTTGCTTAACGCTGAACTAATTGGAGCTGCTGGAGAACACGTTGCCTGCAGTTACCTGATCCGCAACGGGTGGCGTTCAGTTATCTTGAACGCTGAGGCATTTGATATTGTGTCCGTAAAAAAGGATAAGTCGCTGCGCGTCCAAGTCAAATCGACCGGACAATTATCTAAACAAAATAGTTATCAGTGGAGTATTTCGACTGGCGGTCGAAACACTAAGAGCGCAATTGAATTAGGTACGTGCGATATAGTTGCCCTGGTTGCACTCGATATTAACAAGGTACTGTTTCTGACAGTGCCCGATCTAAAAAGGCAACTAACTATGCGTAAAAAGCAGGATGTCATGATGGAAAAAGATTTGGAGCGCGAAACTCTAGAGCGCGCGCTCCAACTTATTTCTTCTTCAGTTCTTTAATAGCCCGAGCAATGTGCGTGGCCATGGTTACGGTAATGCCCATGCGCCGGCAGATCTCAGTAGTGCTCAGCTTCTTTTTCTTTAGCTTCTGAAACTGCGGGATGTAAGGCTCAGCCTCGCTGATGTCGATGGAGTTGCGGCGGACCATAGCCTTGGACAAGGTGCCATCTACCCGCCTGTTTATTGACGGGTAGATAAGAGTAAATTGTACCAGCCGATCTGTTCGCTCTCGCACCTCCACCTGTCGACCGGCTGCGGTGTTCCGATACACCAGGTTTTCTAACCCCTCATCGAGGCTCGCGTGCCAGTTAAACTCAGCTTCTCCGGTAGACAAAACGACTTTCAAAATCATTTATTAATATCTCGACTATCTGCGTAAAAAATATGTTTACCCATCTGGCCCAAGCGCGTCATCTTCTTAGCCCAAGCAGGCGCTTTGATCGCTGTGCTATGATAATAAGTAGCGCCTAGGTTTTCAAATGGCACATCGAGCGCACGCTGGGCGGCATACTTGGCAGTCTCCCACGCCACCAAGTCTTTAATGTGCTCAGGCTTCCCATCCCAATAGAATGAAAATTGATGCTTCTGCTTAACGACATCGCAAGCGTTGTCGGGCCAGGCCGAATGATCAATTCTGTTTTTAATGACAAAAGCGACTTGCGTCTGACTGTAGATGTCCTCGCTGCGCGCCTCGAAGTACACGGCCATGGCCACGCACAATAATGATATGTCGACAATCATTACGAGGCTCCTACTTTGGAGGAGCACTCGGGACCGAAACCGCTGTCGATACTGTCGGGGCGGGTCAGCGTGCGACCGCAACGACCGCACTTACCTTCATGACGGATCTCAAGGGCTTCAGGAATTTCGCCATGCTGCAGCATGTGCAGGGTCCAATCCATTGCAATGAATGAAGGACTGCGAGGCTTGCCCTTCTTACCGCCAACCAAAGTTGGATGTATGCCAGTCTGCGGGCGAATAAAACCGATAAAGTCCCAGTCTCCATCCCAGCTGTTGTTAGGGCCGGTAAGGACTTTAACAAACAGGATGCTGCGGTCGACCTCACCGGTCTCACGGTTCTTGGGTGCATCAACCTTAAATGTAAATGAAGTACCACTAACCTTACTGGTCAGCGTAAACCGAGACTTTCCTGCCAACATAAAGTCCAGGGCTGCGGTTGCGTCAGTAAACATAACGATCTCCTTTCGTTAGAACTGACGAAAATATAGAGAGCTTGTCAGTAATTGACAAGCCCTCTTTTTCTCAACTCTTTTGAAGACGTAAAGCGTACTGCTTTAGCTGAGTTACCTTATCTTTCGGAACCCAAACAGAGACACGCTTTAAGCCCTCAGCCTGGCGGCGTTCTTCATACGCCTTTTGCCGTTCAGCGGTTGTACGGGCCATAGTACTTGTTCTCCTGTAATTTCATCTCAAGCTGCTTCACGCGGTTGGCGCGCTCATCCATAGCCATTATCGCTGCTCGAGCATAGCCATGAATATCTACCCAGCTGTCTAGATGGTCTGGCGTCTCAATCAGTCTAGACATTTTAAGACCGATTAATGACAAGGCAACTCTGACTACCTCGTCTTCACAATCCATCACAACTTCTTGGATACGAGCAGCTCGAGTAAAATTGTCGAGCGGGTGGCCGTAGTTTGTCTCGCGCTCTTGCGTGACGTAGCCAGTCTGCTCATCAAAAAGCTCGAGCTGTGTTGTCATTGAGCAACCTTCCTCAGCGCAAGAATTAAACTGTTGATCGCGCGGATCTGATTGCGGTGGTACTGAATGACACCAATCAGATGCCGCTTGTCAGCACTGCTGGTTGCAGTCCACGCATCGAGCAAGTCATTGTCTTGCACAGGATCTACCGGTAAATCTTCTAAGGACATTGAGTTCTCCTCTACTCTAGTGTTGCCCAGCTGTTGCCTATTCCACCCTCGACCAAACGCTCGCTGGGCGCTCCTGGAAACAGGTCGAGGTATCCGTCAATCATGTCTTGCCTCATCATTTCTAGGCAGCTTTGCGCGTCTTCGCGCAGTGCCTCATCAATCAGAGCATCATGAATAGTAGAAAGTAATTTAGTCCTGGTGTGCTCACCTCGAGCTCGAGCAGCATCAAGAGAGCGCTTGTGCCTGGCTATGGCGTGCGCCATGACCGATAGCGCAGCGCGCTGCACCGGATAGTTTGCACACTTAGGTAGATCAATTTTGCGCTTATCCATCTTGATGGTGCCACCATCAACACAGCGAATGTAGCCTGTGTCTGCCACCATAGCCATTATCTTGCTTCGATATGCAAACGCTCGAGGATATCGATCAGCCCAAAAGTCTATGTACTTCTGCGCTTTGTTGGAACTAGTCCGCATGTTTACTGCCAGGCCGGCAGCTGCAGATCCGTAGATGATACCAAAGCTAACACCCTTCGCAGCCGTGCGAGCCGCTTTACCCTCCGGCGTAGACTTATCGATAGCTTTGCCGGCAATGACTGCAGCAACCTCGCTGTGGACATCGCCATACACCACATCCTCTAGGAGTTGATGGTCGTCCGCCAGGAGGGCAAGCACCCTGAGCTCGATGCCGCTGTAATCCAAGCTGACGAGGACGCTGCCGTGCGGCGCAACGAACGAGGCGCGCACACTAGTGTCCTCACCCAGCAACTTTAGATCGCGAGGGATCTGCTGCAGGTTAGGACCGGAGCTTGAGAACCTGCACGTTTTGGCAGCGCCAATGTTAAACCGGCAACGGACGCGGCTGTCACCATGTTTAGAAGCGGATGTAATAAGAGGCTCACCAAAGCTAGTAATGTATTTAGTGATGCGCTTGTAATCGCGTAAGCAGTCAAGCAGTGTAGTCAGCGGGTTTTCGCCGGCGGCCTGCACAAACTGGCCAGCTATATTGTTGAGCACTTTCGACTGCATGCTGAGCAAGTTGGACTTCTCTGTTCGCGGCCAAGTTGTGACAACCTGATCAGGCAAATGCTTTAGGAAGAAGTCA